ATCCGGGGCCGGCAAGACCCTGCATCATCTGCATGATCTCGGCCGGCATCAATTCCTTGTCCTTGCTCTCAGTCTCGCCAAAGCCCTTGATGAGAGCCTTGATGGCGGTCATCACTTCCTTGCCCTGATCCGAGTCGGCGCCGAAAACAGGCAGCGCGTTCTCAAGGAGCTTCAAGACGACGTGCATCGAGGCTTTGGCCGCCGCTTGATGCCCGCCCGGCGCCTGCGGCGTCATCATCGGAGCCGATGCGGGGCCGGGCTGGCCTTGCATCGGAGGCGGCGGAGACGGCGCGGCACCGGGAGGCTTTGGGCCACCGCCTTGCAGGGCGCTCATCACTTCAGGAGATGCTGCCACGGGATGCTATCTACCCTTGAATCAACCACTTGTCAAACGGACGCACAGAAGCCGGCTTTGATGCTATCGCTGCCGGCCGAGGTTTCGACAGTCGCGTGACTGGATCGCAGTGTTACCCGCGCTTCAGCCGGAGCAGCTTACCGCTTGCTCTTGCGACCACGACGCTTGCGGCGTGCCATGTGGTTCTCCTGGTGCAGATGCCCCCCTATTTACCCTTGCCGCCGTGCAACTGATGCACTTTCTGGCCTGCGGCAATGGCCGCGTTCTGAGCAGCAGCTTGTGCCTGCTCCTCTGGAATAATGCGCGTCTTGAGATTCTGTTGCAAGAGTTGCTGCATCGGCGGGTCAACCAGCATGAGCAGTTCGTTGCGGTCGATGGCCTTCGCCTTGAACAGTTCCATCGCAAGCTGCCGCTGATCCTCTTGGAACAACGGGCTGTTGGAGTGCGAGTCCACCTTGACGACGTAGGCGTCTGTGAACTGGTCGAGCACGAACTCGACGCCATCCTCGCCGCGGTACGTTCGCTTGCCGTCGAACTTCTGCATCACCTGAAGGTAGGTAGTCGCCATCGCCTCGAGCGCGTCTTCCACGATGAGCGCCCGCTTCTTAGCGCGCGAGGAGCCGAGCCGTGCAAGCTGACCGGCATGAGCTTGTGAGCGCACGCCCGACTCCCCGCGGCCTTGCATGATGTTGGTTATGCCGGACATCTCCTCGAACATCATGTCAATCGCAGCGACTTCGCGAAACAGATCTTCCGGCACGTTCGGCGCGATCTGATCGGCCTTCGCGCCGGGCATGTCAGACTGGATGACGCCGCCGGGCGTGTCGAGTGCCTTGACGATCTCGTCAATGACCCCCGTGTAGCCCGACACCGCCTTGGGCGGGTTGGCCTGCTTGTCCAGGATGTGCTGGATCTGGTCGAAGCGGTCGTTGCGTAGGTTCTGCAACGGCACCAGGCGCTCGGTCTCCGAGTAGCCCCAGAAGTAGTCCGGCGCCGGACACGGGCACACCTGTACGAAAGGCTGCTCGGCCTTGACGAACATGCGCTCCATCGCGCGGTCGTAGATGTCGATGCCAGGCTCGGCCATCGTGACGATGCGGTAGTCCGCGAGGTCATCGTCCCACAGGTAGAGCTCCACGAGTTCCACGAGGTCGTCGTTGACCACGGGGTCGTAGCTGACGACGCCGGACGGCCACATCTCCACCGTGCCCTGTACGGATCCGAGCGAGGGGACGGTCGTTGACACGTCGATCACGCGCGCCTCGCCCGGCGGTGCTTCCGACTTCGGGCCGGAGACGACGTTCTTGAGGATCTCCGCCATCCGCGGGTGATGCGCCATCGTGAGCTCGTATTCAAGCTGGCTCTTGCTGATCGTGTACCAGTGGCAGAACGCCTCTTGGCGGGCGAGCATAGGCGTGTCCTCGCGCAGCACGCCGAAGTCGTGCGGGAACACCGGGAACGCCTCGACTTGCTTGCCGTGCCAGCGGTGCTTCAGCAGCATCGTGCCGTACACGAACGCCCATGTGAGCGCGAAGCCAAACACGATGTCGCCGTTGCTCGCGTGCCATTCCTGCAAGAGCGCGCGGTTGACGGTCGGAACCCTTGCGAGCCACATATCCGAGACTGACGGGTCCACGTTGACCGTGAACTTCGTCGTCTCCTGGGAGAACATGAAGCTCGATAACTGGTCGATGTGGCTGTAGATCTTGTTGAACCGGCCCGGTTGCCTGTCCGATCCCTGCAAGTACCACGCGCGCCACTTCTTGTAGTTGTCCATGCGCGTCGCGCGTGACGCCTCGCACTTGCTCACGAGGTCGCTGTAGAACGCGATCTTGCGGGCGGCGTCGCCTGGAACCTTCACGACTTCCGGTACTCCTGCGGATCACGCGCGATGAACCCCGGCGCAACTCGCGGTACGGCAAGCCCCTTGATGTTGTTCTGTCCCTCGCGCATCCCGAAGGCGCCCAAGTCAAGGCTCTTGCCCGGCTGCATCCAGCGGCTCTGGTTCGATGGCTTGTTCCGCATGTGATCCATGACAGAGCCGCCTTCCTTGTCGTTGCGCATGTCGGTCAGGCCCGCCTGCTTCGCCACGTCCTTGAAGATGCGGTCGGCGTTCTTCGTTCTCGGGCTGATGTGTGACGGCGCCTGGAGGAACACCATCTTCACGAACTTCTTTGAGCAGCCCTTGGGGCACTTCGGCGTGAGTTCGATGCTCTCGAAAACGCCGTGCGCCATGCACTCGAAGTCTCGGGTGATCGCCATGCCAAGGCTTATACCGCACCGCGTCAGATCAGTGCAAGTTCTTCCCCGGCCAGCTTACCGTGGGCTTTCGCACCTGGACGGGCCGGATGACCCCGATCTCCGTCATAAACCGCGTCACGGTGCGGGTCGTCACGTCGGTCGTGGGCGTGTGGACTTGCTTCTCCACGAACTCCTCGGTGATCCCCCGGTTGACCAACTGCTGGCGCAACTGGTCGTTCCATGCGATGACCGCGAGCGCGGCGGCGATCACCCTGTCATCCGCCTTGCTCTCAGGCGCAGCCGGCGCTGAACCGTCCTCGCGCACGACGCCCTTCATCTCCTCCACGAGCGCGAGCGAGCGCACGGCGAGCATCCCGCGCTCGAAGTAGTCGCGGTAGGTGTTCATAAACCGCTCCTTCATCTGCGTCGTCGTCTTCGTGTGCAGGGCTATCGGACCACCGCTGATCGCGTCGTACTTGCGGTACAGGTACTCGCTCATGTTACCCATGACGTTGAGCAGCGACTTGTCCCCGTGCGGGCCCGCCGCCTCGCTGAACCGCTGCTTCTTGAGGTTCTGCATCTCAGCCAGCACGCTCTCGCCCGGCCCGTTGATCTCGAGGTTCACCAGGCTCATCGACCCCGCGAGGTCGCGTCGTCCGTACGCGCCAGCCAAGTACACGACGATCCACGCGAACTGGTACGTCGGGATGGCGTTCGACACGAACTCGGCCACCTGAACCATCTTGTCCGAGTAGCAGCGCCACACGCTCGCCACCGACATGTCCGAGTCCTCCGAGCTCGCGTAGCTCGGGTCGGCGCCGATGACGTACACCCCGCCAGCGACCGGCTGCTCCCACACCCACAGGTTCGCGTTCCGAACCGCGCCCGTGCCTCGAAGCGCCTGCACGCTCATGTCGCGCACGTCCTTCGCGGTCGTGATCCGGTAGTGGTCGGCCCGGTACTTGCGCACCTCCTTCATCGCCGTGGAGAGCGGCGCAGAGGTGAAGAACTGCGACCCCGAGGCAATGAACGCATCGAACTCCGTGTGCGGGAACTCCTGCGCCTGCATGAGCTCGTCCGTCACCTTCTCCGCCTGCAACCACCGATACCAGGCGAACTGCTCGTCATCAATGTCCACCTCGTACAGCCGCTTGATCTCCCGCGCCCACGTCTTCTCATCCACGGTCGGCTTGCCAGCGTTTCCCCAGTACGCCTTCCAGATCTCCCCGCCCCGCGGCGCCCGGTACATCTCGTTCGCCCACCAGGACACGAACACGCACTTCTGCGACACCGACTTCTTCGCGTCCATCCACATGTCATACCAGTGGTTGAACCCGTTAGCTGTCGATTCCCACACATACAACCTGTTTGGGTTCCTCTCCGCGAGCGAGGAGCGCAGCGACGATAGTCCCTCTGGATCTCCCCAAAAGCCGATCTCCGTTGCGTGGACAAATGACAAAGCGGCAGAACGACCAAGACTCCCCCCACCCTTCCCCCGCGTGCCCGCGACACGGTATGACATGCGAGTCCCAGTACGAAGCACGAGCTGATTCCGGTTGTTCTGCACAATCGTCTGCTTCCATTGCGCCTCCAACCCGTCGTAGATCATCTGTATCGTCGCCCGAAATTGGTCCCTCGCAGGCTCGTCGTGCGTTATCAACGCACCCGTCATCGCACGATGCGCAAACAGCCAGTACAGGTCGATGGCAAGCATCAGAGTGCTCATCCCGATCTGCCGGCACTTCAGCACCACCATCTCGTGCTGACCGTTCTCTATCCCCTCCACGAACTTCCTCAACGCCCAGCCCTGCGTCCCTAACAGGTTCTCCCCCAGGCTGATGATCCCCCGCTCCTTCGAGTCGATCTTCACCGCCTTCAGGAACGCCAGAAAATGCGACAGCGGAAACTTCACTCGTTGCTCGCCTCTGGCTCCGCGGCCGGAACTGGGTCCGGCGCCACCACCACCACTTCCGTCAACACAGGCACCTCTACAGGCGGCAGCGCCGCAGCAGCACGCGCCTCCGCGATCTCCCTCTCCACATCAGCACTGCTCACTTCTCTCACTACCGTAGGCATGTCACTTCGCTCCCTTGCGTAAATTACACCTAGGACACAACAGTTGGATGTTGCAAGCCATGTTACTCCCACCCCTCGCTAACGCGACAACATGGTCAACGTGATAACCCGAGTACACCAAGCTCACCGAACATATCGCGCACATCCCGAACTGCTGCCGCCACCGCATCTCGATGTCCTGAACCGTGAACGACCCCCTCCCTTGTGCACGCTCCCGACGCCGCGCGTTCCTCACCGCCTTCCCAGGCGCCCGACACTCCCGGCACCAGCTGTCCCTCCTGTCCGCCCTACCCTGCTGCCTCACCACCCGAAAC